CCTTGTCAAAAATTACTATTCAGAAGCCAGAATGGGCACTCAGATATCTGAAGAAGCGTGGCTTTACGCCGGACACCTCAATGGATAAGTTCCAGCAGCTATGGTGGGGCTGGTTTACGCATGATAATGAGTACTACAAGCAGCCTTATGTTATCAACAATGGTGCTGACTCATACGACAGGCTCTCAATCAGTCCAGCTTCGATGGTTGCAAGTGAGATTCCAAGCCTTGTTATGAACGAAGGCACAATCCTTTCCAGCTCGGAAGACGCAGTAAATGACTGGCTGGAGCGCACGATTCCTAACTTTGTTGATGAGCAAGCAGAGTTTATCAGTACTGTCTTTGCGCTTGGTGTTGGTGCATGGGTAGCTAACTTCCACGGATACGAGGGCAACGTCTCAACCAGCATTGACTCCATGAAGGCGTGGCAGATTATCCCGCTTCTAGGTGATGGCTGCGCATTTATCTCTAAGGTAACTGTGAACTCTAAGCTCTACGACCAGTTGCAGCTTAGATACTTTAACCAAGAGACGCAGTCCCATGTAATCGAGACGCTTCTCTTTAACTCGCAGAACCGTATTACTCCTGTTGAAGTTGAAGGCATTACAGGCTTTGTCGATACTAAGCAACCACTGCCAACGTACGCGCTTGTTAAGCCGGCTAAGTACAACGCTCATGACGAGCTCACACCGCTTGGCTCGTCTGTCATCGAAGATATCTGCGACTCCTGCAGACTGGTAGATGAAGCATTCAACCAAATGTACTGGCAGGTTCGAGTCTCACTGCCAAAGATGGTTGTAGATGAGCAAGCCATTGTGCGCGACAAAGACGGCAAGGCAAAGTTTGTCAACACTATGGACCAAATCATGTTTGCACCCATCTCTACTGGTATTAGCGCAGAGTCTCCTATGACCGTCTACAACCCTGATACGCACATTGATGACATGGTGACAGCATTCAACAATGCTCTTGCTGTTTTGGGCTTTAGAACTGGCTTTGGTGCTGGGTATTGGTCATTTACGTTAGGACAAGGACTCAAGACTGCAACAGAGGTTGTCAGCACCAACGCAACGCTTATCAGAACCATCAGAAAGCACGAGCACTCCATTGAGAACTCAGTAAGAGATCTTGTCCAGGGCGCATTTGCTGCTGAGTGCACTATGAATGGCTACAAGGTAGACGAGCCTGTGCCAGTTGACATTCTGTGGGATGACTCAGTCATCTCAGACGATAAGGCAGACCGTGACATGATGAAGGATGATATTGCACGTGGTCTCTGTCCTAAGTGGAAGTACCTCGTCAAGTACCAAGGCATGAGTGAGGAAGACGCAAAGGCATTTACCAGCGAGACTGGCGGTGTCTCGCTTGACGCAGACCTTGGTGAGTAACCGTGAAACCGACTGAAGAAATTGCTGTGCGTCTCGTAGGAGGTGCACAGTCTGCTTATGTACAGGAACTTTCCTACTTCTTTCTCAACCTGCTTGATGAGGTAGTACGCACTAATGGCGCAGTCATTAGAGGTCGAGAGATTGCAGACTTTGAGCGTCTCTCTAGGCTCTCTCGTGAAGAAGCTCTTGCAATCTACTACAAGTACCGCCCAGCAATCGACAAGCAAACACGTGAGGTCCTAAAGACCGCACTCAAAAAGACTGATGATGTACTTGTGGGACAGTTTGTGCGAGCGATGGGCTCACGCCGTCACATGACTAACCTCGCAACTATCATTGCTGCTCAAACAGCACAAGGCATGAATGAGGTCCTTGAGCGTCAGAACATCGCACTTGCTAAAGACCAAGCAGCACTCTGGTATGACGTGACTGCTGAAGCAATCGCCCGTCACCAAGCGGGAGAGCCAACACGAGTAGTTATGGAACGTGGAGTTACAAGGCTTGCCAACTCTGGACTAGAGACGATTGACTACATCAGTGGCACCAAGACAACGATTGACGCAGCTCTGAGACGCCACATTGTCTCCCAGGCTAACCAAGCGAGAAACCGCCTACTTATGCAGCGTATGGACGAGTGGGAATGGGACTTGGTATTCGTTGACGCACACTTTGGAGCACGCCCAAGCCATGCTGAATGGCAAGGCAAGGTGTACTCAAGAAGCGGGCAAAGCACTGAGTATCCACCGCTCGTTGAGTCAACCGGATACGGCACCGTGACAGGACTCTGTGGTGCTAACTGTGTTGTTGGCGATACGAAAGTATCAGGTCCTAACGCTTTAGCAGCCTATAGGCGTAAGTATTCCGGGGAGATTGTCACAATACGGACGGCACTCGGTCATAACCTTACTGTCACCCCAAATCACCCAATACTTACCCCTCATGGATGGGTTGCTGCAAATAAGCTTAGCAAGGGAGACTATGTATTTAGCCGTGTCAATAGTGACGGGATGCCACTTGGTGTTAGACCAAACAAGTATGAGAGAGAACCCTCTATCAAGAATGAGTTTAACGCGCTCGGGGATACGTTCGGCGTCAACTCCTTTCTTGGGTCTACCACTGATTTCCACAACGACGGAATCAAAAATCAAAATGTCGACATTGTATTTGTCGATAGCAAATTGATGAGAAACGCTGACTCCAAGGCTCTTAAACATTTCTCCGAGGCGAGCCTCTTCAATGCTTCCAGGTTTTCCAATATTAGCTTTGGTTCTAGCTCTCTTACAAAGGTCGGAATGAGTCTTTTTAGTTCCTTTGACAGCATCATGAGCGGGTTTGCAAATAAGGCTTCTTTCTTTAGGAGAATATCTAGACATCTTTCTCTTCATGGCCAAACTGCGACTTTCGGGATTGATTCCGCATTCTTTAAGCCTATTAGTGATTGTTGTTTGGGAAACACCAAGCTGCTCGGCGATAACAGTTTTATTGAACCCTTTATTCCAAAGATCAACGACACGTTCGATATCAACACTCTTCTTACGTCTATCGGTCTTCAAGCCAAGAGCTTTGAGTTCGCTGGCGATAATCCTATCCCGACATCTGAAATGCTTTCTCATAGTTCTGATAGAAGCCCCTTCATTGTAGAGCCTGATGAGATCATCAGTATTGATACTCGGATGTGGTCTGGGCATGTATACAACCTTTCAACAGAAAATGCCTGGTATTTTGCTAATTCTATTGTAACACATAACTGCTATCACTACATGACACCTTATGTTCCTGGATACTCCCAGTTGCCAGATATGGACTACTCAGAGCAAGAGCGCATCACAGGCATGACCAGTGACGAGTACTACGCAGCCACGCAGAAACAGCGCAGATATGAGCGTCTCATTAGAAGCCAGAAAAGAGAGATCTCTTATCTTCAAGAGGTGAGAGCAGACGCAGTAAAGCAGCGCATTAGGCTTGGTGAGCTGCAAGACAAGCTGCGCCAATTTACACATGACAATCACTTGCGCCGTGACTATGAGCGAGAGCGTGCCTGGGCAGTTAGCAAGCAACCTAGGGCGTTGAGCGCACTATCTGCATCAAGTGGACAAAGGAAAGAAAAGGGTAAAAAATACAAAGCCATTAAAAGAGCAGTTCAATCTAAAGACGCAATATTCTTTTCAACAAAAAGCTCATATGACAATCTTCTTAGAAACTCAACAAGGATAATTAGTCATCGCTTAAATGGAGAGCGTTATGTAATTGGAGCGCATGGAACACCTCACTCAATCCAAATTTATGAGATTAGTAATATTGATGCTGAAATGCTTGCAAAAATTATTAAAAACAGGAAGGACCATAACGGTGAGCCCATCCAATTAATGTGCTGTTCAACTGGCAATAATTATGATGGGACTTGTTTCGCCCAAGAATTAGCAAATCTAACTAAAGTTGATGTGTATGCGCCACCATCTGATATATATATTGAAACTACTGGTAGATATTATATCCTCTCAGAAAGTGGTACACTATACGGAGAAAATGCCTTAGTTAAATTTTCGCCTAGAACGGAGGGCTAAATGGACGCTAAAGAAGTGAAAAGGATTTGCGATTTCCTTGCATCTTTACCAATAGGTGCAGTTACTTCCGCTTATCTTATTGACCCTCTCACAAATGCAACAATACAGCAAGGTTTTGCTGCACATCATATTGGTGATAAGGTAGTAACTGACCAAGACATTTTGAACTATCGAGCTGGCATAAAGCAGATACCAGATTTTGCTCTTGAATACGCCAAGCTACATATGAAGTAACTCCTAACCCCGCCACAAGCGGGGGTTTCTTTTAGCTGTTAACACTCACAGACAATTCTTTCAGCGCAGGAAAAGGACCTGCGATTGACTGAAAGGATTTGGTCTATGCATCGTAATGGATCTCCTGCACCAGACGAGGTCACAGAGGAAAAGAAAGACTCTGACACCCAAGACTCTACGCAGGAAAACCAGTCCCAGGACCAAGTAGCAGAAGAGGAAGCATCTTCCCAGGACTCCGCTACAAGCGAGGACACAAGCGCAAACGTCAATACCCACAAGCTAGAGCGTGACTTGGCAAATCGTGAGAAGCGCATTAAAGAGCTGGAAGCAGAGCTTGCAGAGTCGAAGAAGTCTATGGCTTCTTCTGATGAGCGTATCTCTGCCATTGAGAAGCAGCTCAAAGACTCACAGGAAGCCAAGGAGAAAGCAGAAGTTGAAGCAAAACTTACTTCTGCTGGCTGCATTGACTTGGAGCTTGGTAGGGCTGCTCTGGCTGCTCTAGAGGGTGACGTTGTCAAGCTGAAAGAAGCAAAGCCATATCTTTTCCAGTCTGAGCCAAAGAGCGTAAACACTACCGGCAAACCAGCTGGCAGCTCTTCTGGCATTGCTCGCAACATTAAGGAAGGATTAGGAAAATAAATGATTAATCTCGCTACCCTTGCAACCAACTCTGGCGATAAGCTCACACAGGGCTTCATCAATGAGCTTGTCACCGACAACTATCTGCTCGGTGCACTCACCTTCGACAACTGCATGAATGCTTCTGGCACTTCTGATTTGGTCTACGGCTATAAGCGCGTTAAGACCCCGTCTTCTGCTGCATTCCGTGCTCTTGGTTCTGAACCAGTCGCATCTGAGCCAACTGTTGAGAAGAAGACCACCACTCTTGGTATTCTTGGCTCTACGTTCCAGATGGATCGTGTCGCCAAGGCTGCTGCAGATGACCTCTATGAGATGTATCTGGAGCAGGCTAAGGACGCAGTCTCTCGCAAGTTCAACGCAAGCATCTTTGCTCCTACTAAGGACGCAAACGGCTTTGACGGTCTTGCAGCTGCTCTGAAGACCACCTCTACTGAGATGACCTCTAAGACTGATGTCAAGGTCACCACCAAGGAAGCTGCTCTTGCTTACCTTGAGGAGCTTGATACCATGCTCTCCAACCTCATGCGTACCCCTGACGTGCTCATGATGAATGCAGCTCAGTACACCAAGCTGAACGCACTGCTTCGTGTTGTCGGTCTTGGCACTGAGTCTAAGGAGACCGCCGGCAATGTTGTCCAGGCTTACAACGGCATTGCCATTCATGAGGTTCGTGACGGCTCTATCACTGACGGTTCTGTCTATGCTGCTTGCCTTGGCATGGACGGCTTCCACGGTATCACCCTCCAGGGTGACAACGCATTCACCGTTGCACTTCCTGACTGGACCACTCCAGGTGCTGTCAAGAGCGTTGATGTTGAGTTCGTCTGTGGCGTTGCTCTGAAGGCAACTAAGGCTGCTGGTGTCTTGAAGCCTAAGGCTGCTTAATGGCAACCCCAAGCCTGACATACGACTTCTACCGCAACACGTATAAAGGCTCTCTTGGCGAGGGTGAGCTAGACGCTCCCCTCGTCAAGGCTCAAGCACTACTTGTCTCAATGACTGGTGAAGAGGTCCCTGAGAAGCACAGCGAGAAGTGGCTTCTTGCCCTCTGCGCCTTGTGCGACAGAGTAGCTGGCAAAGACACACGTGGAATGGTTAAGAGTGAGAGCGTTGGTAGTGTGTCCTACACCTACACAGACGCTCAAGCAAGCGTCTCTGACCTTTCCTGCGTGTATCCCTTCTTAGTTGGCACAGGTCTTCTGTGGAGGGGTATCCAATGATTGCCTGGGATACTGTCACCGTTTGGCACAAGCAGGATAAGGGGTTCACGCGATCTATCTATCAAGGCGTACACGTTGAAGAGAAGCTCGCAAACACTGCTTCAACTGTAGGACCACAGAATGCCAACGTGCTTAAAGTGTGGTTCTTCAGAGACCCGGGTCTCAAGGCTGGTGACTTCGTTATTCGTGGCATTAGCTCCGATGAGAGACCAGCAACAGACGCACGTATGGTGCGCTCGGTAAACCCTTATTCCACTCACCACGAGACACATCATGTGGAGGTAGAAGCCAGATGAGAATGCGTGTGGTTGACGTTGATGTTGAACGTTGCAAAGACAAGGTTTCAAACGCTGTAGAAGCTGCCCTTGGCATCGTTGCTGAAAACGTACTAGCCGACTGTAAGACTTACGTCCCTTATGACTCAGGAGCCCTACAAGGCTCTGGCACCACTCGTCAGACTGGTAGTGCCGCTTACGTTGAGTGGGGCGCAGGAGACTCAGCAGCTTATGCACGTATTCAGTACTACTCAACACACAACCACAACACGCTTCAGAATGCCTTGCACGCTCCTAATGCCTGTGACCACTGGTATGACCGCTGCGCAGGTGTCAGAGGTAATGCATGGCAGCAAATGTTCGCAAAAGTTCTTGGAGAGAAAGTTGGAGGGGCATGGTAGACATCGCTCAAAGCGTTACTGACTGGCTGAAAGACATTCTTACAGGTATTCCTGTTGAGTATGGTCAGTTCCCCAACGGTGATGGAGCTGCACAAGCAATGCTTAAGGCTGCTCCGGGTGAACCTTGGGTGCTTCATTATTGCTCTGGTGGCGGTATTAAGCAGTTCCCTTACGAGGTGTATCTGCAGACGCGACCCCTAGACGAGCAGGAGCGCATTGACGGTCTTGCCATGCTGCGCAAAATCCAAGCTGCCATCGAAGACGGTGGTGCACCAGCGGGCGTTGTTGTATATGCCCATGATGTCACCACACTGCCATCTCCCTTCAGTGTCGGCGAGGATGGAGTCGCAACCTACCAGCTTATCGCCCAAATCAAGTACAGGGTTTAGCCCTTAAAGAAAGGAAGTACTATGCCAGAATCACCAGCTGTCGTACAGCCAACAGAGACGCAGCGCACACCTGTCTCTATCTATGAGATTCAGCACTGGATTAAGTTCCCTGGACAGACGAACTTCATCCGTGTAACCGAGACCACCAAAGCAGACCCAGAGCGTGAAGCCAAGTCTTATGAGCCAACTTACATTGACCGTAAGACCCAGCCTAAGTACAACCTAGGCAAGACTGACACCTTCAGTTTTGAGGTTGACGCTATGGGTCCTGGTGGAATCCAGAAGATTCTTGCAAGCTATGAGGACGTTCTGGACGTTCCTGTTGAGTATGTCCGCACTTGTGGATATGACTTCAAGGCAGGTAAGGCTTGTGAGAAGACTGCTCTCGTTGCTAAGCACGCAAAGGCAACGCTGAATGTCTCGCCATTCTCTGGCTCTGATATTGCGCCTATTAAGATTGCCTTCAAGGTCGCAATCACCGATGAGTACGAGTACGGCACCTTCAACTATGACACTGCAGCTTTTACTAAGGCTGTATAGACATAGTCCCCATCCCTCTCCTCTCTGGGGAAGCACCTGGCGCATGCTGGGTGCTTTTTTATTGGCGTTACCCGTGACACAAGATATGAGCCAAGGTAAACCCATAGAGAGGAACACTTATGGCACTGAAGAACTACAAGCTTGACGGCGCACCAACAGCAAAGGTGAAGATTGAGGGCAAGACCTATGACGTAGATCTAGGCAACATTACCTTCGTTGTGGAAGCTAACTCCTGGGCAAAGCGTCTGTCATCGTTTACAGGGCTCAGCAATGATGAGGTTATGGACAACCTCACAACACTTGCAGATGAAGCTCACAATATCGTTGCTTTTGCGCTTGGTGAGGAAGCTGCAGAGGAGCTTATTGGCAAGGCAAACCGACTCAACATCTACCGTTTGATGAAGATTATCTCGATTCTGACAGAGGTCTATTCAGCAAGCGACGCAGTGTCCAAGGTCTCTGAGCTTATTACCCAAGAGAACTCAAGCATGGATGAGTAATTCATGTTTTTAGACTCGGTTATCAAGGGTGCTCCCGTCACAGTCGATGTGGCGGGAGTATCTGTACCCATTAAGAGTGGATTCAGAACCTCGCTCATCTACATGACGATGGATACAGAGAATAGTGCTGTTGCCAATGCGAGAACACTAAACCTTTTCTACGCTCAAAAAGGAGTACTCCCAGACCAAGTGTCTAAGTACCCAGTAGAAGCTCTTCAGGCAGCGTCTGAGTGGGTAGCAGGGGCATTTGACACTATCTCCTACGGTGAGCAATACAGGCGCATCCAGTACTACAGGAAGAAGAACTTTGACTGGCACTATGACGCGGGCATTGTGACCGCTGACTTCATGCGTGTCTACTCAATAGACCTCACAAGCAAATCAACGCAGCTCCACTGGTACACCTTCATCAATCTATACCTGGCACTACTTGCTACTCCAGACACGCTCACAGGACAAGCAGTGGCTGCAAGAAGTCCGCTTGAAGGAGACACCACAAAGGAAGAAGAGCGTGCTCATGCTAGGCGTGCGCAAGCTTGGGCGTTACCTCCAACAGAAGATGAATTACGGGAGATGGCACTCCGTAACTTCTAACTTCTAGGAGGTCAATTTGGCAGATGGAAAAGTAGTCATTGAGATTTTAGGTGACTCTTCCAAGTTCGCCAGCGAGGTTTCCAAGCTAACTGACACGACTTCTAAGGCAATCTCAAGCCTTGGCAGTGGTTTTTCTAAAGCGGGCACGGTGCTTACCGCTGCAATCACCGCTCCCCTTGCTATCGCAGGTGTCAAGGCTGCTAGGTGGGCAAGTCAGACTGCAGCAAATGCTGAGCAGGTAGACATTGCATTCAATACCATGCTTGGTCCTGAGCGTGCTAAGAAGATGATTGCTGATCTAGTCGAGTTTGCTAAGACTACGCCATTTGAGATGGCAGGTCTCAACAAGGCAACTCAACAGATGCTCGCTTATGGCTTTGCTGCTGATGATGTCATCCCCATGCTTACAGACGTTGGCAACGCAACTGCAGCACTTGGTGCTGGACAGCAAGGCATTGACGCTATTACCCGTGCTTTAGGTCAGATGCACGGTAAAGGTACTGCAGCTTCACAGGAAATGATGCAGCTTACTGAGGTTGGCATTCCTGCGTGGGAATACCTCGCAAAGGCACTACATACAGACGTTGCTGGTGCAATGGAGATGGTCACTAAGAAGGCAGTCAGCGCTGATGTAGCCATTGCAGCAATCAGAGCTGGCATGCAGGGTGACTTTGGCGGGCTCATGATTAAGCAGTCCAGGACACTTACTGGCGTGCTTTCAAACCTCTCTGACGCAGCAACCGCAACCATCATGAAGATGTATCAGACTGATAGCTACAAGAAGATGACAGACGCGCTCTCCAAGCTGGCAGACCCAATTCAAAAGCTTGTTGAGTCGCTTATGCCACTTTTTGAGCGTGGTATGGAAGCTCTCGCTGCTATGGCAACCAACGCAGCTAATGCAATCAATCAGATGTCAGCTTCTGACATTCAGACCATTGCAAAGTCTATTGGAATGCTCGCGGGCACTGGTCCCGCACTTCTCGTTATTGGCAAGTCAATGGAGACCGCTGGCAAGATGCTTGGAGCGTTCTCCAAGGCTTCTGGCACTGTTGCAGAGGGTCTATCCGTTATCAAGGGAATAATTCCTGGCACACTCTCAACCGTTGCAAGCCTAAGCACGGGCTTTAAGTCACACTTTGGCGAGATTGCTGCAGTAGTCCAGGACAAGCTGGAGACCGCAATCCTCTACGCTTGGGAGTTTAGAGACAGCCTTTTGAAGGCTTTTAGTAGCTCTATCGCTTCTAAGCTTGGTGGTGTTGGCAATGCTATCGCTGGTGTTTTTGGTCCTGCACTCACAAGCTTAGGACCTAAGCTTCTAGGAGCGGTACAGCCGGCTATGGGCGTGGTTGCAAACCTTGCTTCCGGCTTTGGCAGCGCAACCGTGGTGCTTGGTGTGCTCTCAATCGCTGCAGCTGTGGCTGGTACAGCCTTTGTTGCTATGGGTGGAGACATTACCCAGGCAGCTTCAAACATTGCAAGCAATATCGTGGGTATTGCTGATGCTATCCCTGGACTTGCATCTCAAATCAACTCGGTGCTTCCACAAGTGGCTTCCGGTCTTGCTTCTGCAGGTCCTACGCTAGCACACGCCTTTGAGGTTCTCTTTGGACAGATGGGTGCAGCTTGGCAGCAGATTGCTCCAGGACTACTGGAAGCGGTTGGTGCTGCAGCTGGTGCAATCTGTGACATTCTCGTGGCTTCTGCGCCTTCCCTTATGGCAGGAGCAATGCAAGCGTTCACCTTTATCCTGCAAGCACTCACTGAGGTTGCAGGACAGCTTGCTGAAGCAGCTCCACAGATCCTGCAGGGTCTAGTGGACGGCTTTGTTGCGAATGCTCCAGCACTCTTTGAAGCAGCGCAAGGTCTCTTTATGGGGCTTGTTGACGGTGTTGTGGCAATCATTCCAGCACTGGCAGCTGCACTTCCACAAATTATTGATGTATTCATTTCAGGTCTTCCTGGCTTTGTTGGAACGCTTCTCTCGGCTGCAGTGGACCTCTTTGTGGCAATCGTGAACGCTATCCCAGTAATTCTCCCAGGACTCATTGGCAACGTTGGCAACCTCATTGGCACCGTTGTCTCTAACCTTCCAACGTTTATTGGAATGCTGCTTGGCGCAGCAGTAACGCTCTTTACAGCCATTGTCACAGCCGTTCCTCAGATTATTGGCAGCTTACTTGGAGCAGTCGGAAACCTGCTCAACCAAGCAAAGAATGCCATCACAAGCTTTGACCTTGGCAGCGCAGGACGTGCATTCATTCAAGGCTTTGTAAATGGTGTAACTGGCTTAGCAAGCTGGGTAGTTGACAGAGTTTGTGGAGTCTTTAACGGCGTTGTTGGCGCAGTAAAGGCACTCCTTGGTATTCACTCGCCATCACGCGTTATGGCTGGTCTTGGTGGCTACACGGTGGATGGCTTTGTTGTTGGTATTGCGGGCGGTAAGCGAGACGTTTACAAGGCAGCGCAAGACCTCGCAGAAGCTGCTCAGAGTGGCGTTGATGGCTATGCGCTCAATGTTCCTATTAATAAACAAATGGATATGACTGCGTCTCTTGTGGCTAATGGCATCTATGCAGATACCAACCAAGCCATTGCAGATCTCTCAGCACAGATGGATGTCATGACTAAGCGCATTGAGGACGCATACGGCAAGCCTGTAAGAGTTGACGTGAATAACCGTGAATTTGGTCGCATGGTAAGAGAGGTGAGCGCATAATGCGCACAGACATTAGATATACAACCTCTGACGGAAGTAAGTACATGGAGTTTGGAGGGGCTGACAAGTCCCTCCACTACATGGAACACGAACTCAGAGACTGGATGTGGTCATACACATCAGGCAAGAACTCAAGCAGAATTACGTCATTCAGACGACGCGATCATAAGCCAAAAACAATCAAGTTCCCTGTTGGTATCGCAGCAGGAAGTGATGAAGAAGGCTTAGAGCTTCGCAATAAGATTATTGAGCTTGGCGAGAAGGACATCTTAAACCGCACCCCAGGAACGCTCACAGTAGGTTCTTGGGGTATCCGTTGTTACATTATCGGCGGTGCTCCTACCAACTACTGGCTCTCTGACAAGTTTGCAGAGTTCGTTTTGACGCTTCTTGTTGAGGACCCCACATGGTTTAAGGCAACTACGCTCTATTTTGAGCATGAGACCGCCGGTGCTGTTGCAGGAGTTAAGCCTGACTTCCCAAGAGATTTTCCCTTTGACCTTGTTCAGGGTAAGCCAGCTAAGTCATTCACTAACCCCTCTAAGAGTGCTTCTCCTTGGCTTTGGCGTGTCTATGGTCCTGCCACAAACCCATACGTCAGAATTGGTGAGAACCTGCACAAGGTCAATACGACTATTGCAGCTGGTGCATACCTTGAGGTTGATTCTCAGAGTAAGACTGCTGTTGTAGTGCAGGACAACGGTACCCGTGAGAATGTCTACAAGTTCAGAGAGCGCGGAGCTCACGGCTCTGGCTCTTACCTCTTCGAGCCAATTAAGCCAGGAACTGATGACATTACGTGGGATAACACCTTCGACTTTGACCTCACGCTCTATGAGACACGCTCTACACCACCTTACGAGAAGGAGCAGCCACAGGGTGAGACGCGCACTCCAAGAGCGGTAAGCACTCAAAGCGCACATAGCGAGGTGAGTGCATAATGCCAGATATCAGTTATACAGACGCAACCCATCTAGACATTGGTGTTCTGAAAGGAGCACGCCTTGACCTCGAATATGGAGACACAGGCAACGACTTTGAGCTCACACTCGATATTGACTCTGAGCAGCGTCTCGATGATGGCGCATACGTCTATGTTGAAGGTACTGAGTGGGGCGGTGTAGTTGACGCACGCGAGTCCAACTCAGGCAACAACACAATCACGTACACGGGTAGATCATGGCAAGGCATCATTAGAGACAAAGTCCTTGAGCCACCAAGTGGAGAAGACTATCTCAGCGTGCGTGGAGAAGCACACGTGGTTCTAAAGCAGCTGGTACAGCGTCTTGGACTTTCTAACCAGTTCAAGGTCTCAGAAGAGACTTCTGGCATTACTGTCAAGTACGCCTTTGATAGGTACTGTGATGCCTGGACTGGCATCAGAAAGATGCTTGCTGACTCTTCCTCACGTCTCAACATCGAGTATGACTCCATTGAGCGCATGATTGTGCTCTCGGTGAAGCCTATTACAGACTGGACTGACGGAGCAGACGCAGAACATTCTGACGTAACTATTAAGAGCGTTGTAAGACCTTACAACCATCTTATTTGCCTTGGCTCTGGTGAGCTTAAAAACCGTATTGTCATGCATTTCTATGCAGATGTGCGTGGCAATATCTCGACTACGCAGACGCTTTTTGGCATTGATGAGCGCACAACTACCTACAACTACACCAATGCAAGTCGTGAAGAGCTGGAGAAAGACGGTCCTAAGAAGCTTAAAGAGTATCAAGCTGCTGACTCAATTAACGTCACACTGGATGATGATGAAGAGTTTGGAATCGGTGACATTGTTCCTGGCATAGATCCTGTGACTGGCTTGCACGTTACTGCGACGGTCGGTACCAAGGTCATTATCGTTACAGATACTGAGGTGAGTATTAGCTACAAAGTAGGCGGTACAGCCAGTAACACTTCTTCATCCGGCACCGCTGAGCGCGGTTCTTCCACAGGCTCTGGCGCAGTATCAAGCTCATACACAGCCGGCACGGGTATTTCCATTGCTGGACGCACCATCTCTGCAGAAGTATCAAGAGCAGACTTCAAGAGCCTTGAGAACAAGGTAAATGAAGCTCGCAAAGTTGCAACGGACTCAGCCAGTGAGATTGGCAGAGCCACGCTACAGGTTGACTCTAAGGTGGCAGAAGTCACAGCAACTACACCTCTCAAGGCTCAGCGTACAGGTGGCACAGTTACTCTAACTCATGAGCCTTCTCATATAACCGCTGGCACATACGGTTCTGAGAGCGATGTAAACGCTTCTTGGGGTGACACTGTGCAATTAGGCGCAACCGTGAATGTTGACGCTTTAGGACACGTCACAGACGCTCATACGCACACAGTAAAGCTCCCAGCAAAGCCAACATATACCGCTCAAGAAGTTGGTGCAGCTCCTGCGAACCACACACACCCTTACGCTGGCGCATCTACTCCAGGCGGTGATGCTAACGCTGCTAAGAAGCTCTCACAGCCACGCACCATCAAGCTGGTTGGCTCTGTGAGTGGTACAGCTTCATTTGACGGATCTAGTGACGTGACTATCAACGTCCAGGGAGCAACTCAAGGCGGTGCAACTACACCATCTTTCCCTGTTGGTTCTGTGATTGAAACAACTTCATTTGTTAACCCCCAATCACACTACGAAGGTAGATGGCAACAACTACCTTCTCTTGGCTGCTTCAAATGGGAAAGGACAGCTTAATGGCAAAAACAAGTGGCTTTGCACGCTTCCAATGCGACAGGTGCAAAAAAGAAGCCTTTCTACTTGAAAGTGACTTTGCAACCTCGCAATGGAAGAGCATAAGCAGAGTATCAGCAGACGGAGTTCAGCAGAGTTACCTTCTCTGCCCAGACTGCGCTGCAAAGTATCGTGAACTCGCACGTAAACGTGATGAAGAGTTCGCTCAATTCATGGTAAAGGAGGGTTAAATGGCTTTCGATGGTGTTATTTCATTCCAGGGCAAGGACCACATCACAGCCCCTCAGATTGGCAGACTTATTGCCGGTGTGGCTGGCTCTGTTCGTGGAATTTTGCAGACGCAGAATCAAATCAAGGCTGCTATGCAGACTGCTAACAGGGTTCGTATTGATACTGGTGACGTACTTTTTGACGCTCGCATGGTGACAAATGAGGAACCTTTTGAGCTTAATGTTGCTAATGGTCGTGCCGGATACAAGCGCAATGACCTAGTTGTGCTCAAGTACTCTAAGCAGGTTGGCGGTGTAGAGAAGTTCACCTGTGAAGTTATCCAGGGCACTCCAACCAACCAAGGTAATCCGGTAGACCCAACCTATGTAAAGGGTGACATCCTCTCCGGATCTACTACAGCTTGCATGCCATTGTATCGCTTGCCAATCAATGGCATTACTGTTGGTGAGCCCGTATCTCTGCTGCCTACTATCAACGTTCTTGGAGACGACAAGAAGCAGTCTGACACTGACTTTGACGTAATCTACCTGCAACCACAAGGCAGCTACAACAACTTCTGGCACATCTACCGAACAGGGAACTCTGTAACCATCAAGGTCAGAGGTTGGTTGGCTAACAATGTTTCTTACGACGCTGTCCGTTGCCCCTTCACTCTTCCAGAAGGTTCAAGACCACCTCTAGTAGATCATGAAAAATATGGCTCAGCCACAGACGGCAATGAGTCAATCGTCTATGACTCAGGTATTTGCCCTGGACACGCTGACGTTATTACTGCTATCTCAGCGAGACCTGACGGCAATATTTACCTTCAAGACCAAGGCGGAAAAGTCTCTAACGCGTGGCGTTATGGATCCCTCACATTTACGGTAAGTCACTAGGAGGTGAGGTCATGAACATTACAGCTGAAATGGTTTCCTTCTTCGTCTCCATCGCAGGTGCGTTCCTGGGCGGTCTTGTTGCCTTCTCAAACTGGCAGCGTGCTAGTCGAGAAGACAAAGAGAAAGAAGACGCTTGGAAGAGCACTATCACTAATACCCTCACACGTTTAGAAACCCGCCAACAGGTCATGAACGAGCAGCTTGGCAAGTATCAACAGTCACTCTCTGACCTGACTGCAACACTCACGCAGCACACAGCTGAGCTTTCCGTGGTTGGTATCGTGGCACGAAGGGCGGATGAGGTTTCAAAAAAAGCAGCAACAGACCTCGCCGAGGTCAAGACCGATGTAAAAAACCTAGACTCACGCATTACAAAGCTTGAGAAGTAAAGGAGCAAAACATGATTAACTGGAAAGTACGTTTACACAACCCCGCTTGGTGGCTTGGTATGGCTGGAATCGTTATGAGTCCTGTCCTTGCTTACCTTGGACTGGCATACTCTGACCTCACCACTTGGAGCAGCTTGGCTGATGTATTCGTTAAGTTCATCAGCAACCCCTACCTCATTGGTACCGTTGTAGTTGCCGTCTTGGGCGCTGTCGGTGTCACGGTTGACCCAACCACCAAGGGACTAAGCGATTCTGCACGTGCAATGACGTATGTACAGCCTTCTGAGCGTCCTGCAAGTTACATGACAGGTACAGCCGAACCAACTAACACAAAACCAGCTGAAGAGCCAAAAGAAGAGCCAACAAAAGAAGAGGTAAACAATGCTTAGGGGCATTGACGTATCAGGTTATCAGGCATTGGGTGCGACATACTCGCACCCTAATGTCGAGACTGCATACAGTGGTTCTGATTTTGTCATTGCTAAGGCAACCCAAGGCACACAGCCAATGAACCGCTATATGACTGCGCAGCTTCAGCGTGCGCTTGCTGACGGCAAGCTTATTGGTGTCTACCACTACGCTGAGGGTGGCTCACCTGTTGCAGAAGCTGACGCATTTGTTGCTTGCGTATCCAGCTACATTGGCAAGGCTCTCTTATGTCTGGACTGGGAGAATGGTGACAACGATGCATGGGGCTCTACAGTTTGGGCAAGGCAATTCGTTGACCGCGTCTACGCTAAAACTGGCATTTACCCAGTTGTATACACATACCCTGCTGGACGCGCACAAGTAGCGTCTTGCGCTGATGTATCTCGTCTGTGGATTGCAGGTTACCCAGACAATCGCTTCTCGTGGGATTTGCCTACTATGATCTATAACACTGGCGCATGGTCTGACTGGACGCTGTGGCAATACTCTAGTGCGGGCGGTACCGTTGACCTCGATGTCGCAAAGCTCACTTACGCAGAGTGGGAGCAGCTTGCACAGGGTGAGTCTAAGTTCGAGCCACACTGGGTTAAGAATGCGACTGGATGGTGGTATGCGACTAGTCCAAGTGCCTACTACTACAGTCAGTGGGCGTTCATCAACGGCTCCTGGTACTACTTTGACGCACGAGGATATGCAGTCACAGGCTGGTACTTTGACGGCACTGATTGGTTCTATCTCTGCCCGGATGAAGGACCTCAAGAGTGCGCTATGCTCACGGGTATGCAGCACATCGGAAGCTATAACTACTACTTCGCGAACGATGGACGCATGGCAACGGGCATCTTCGATGCTGAAGGCAAGAAGTATCTTGCTTCTGAGAATGGCAACCTGCTCCCTGCTGGCGTTCACGTTCATAATGACCACGCTTATGCAGTCAACGCGGATGGTTCTGTCCAGGCTGACAGCACAGTGCAAGTCGACACTGATGAAGTCGGTCGATTGACTTCGCTGCACTAACACACAACCCCTCTCGCTTTGTGCGGGAGGGGTTCTTTTTTATGCCGTTTTGGTATAATTAAGCTAAGCAAAAAAAGAGCGGGAGAATTGGTTTATCTGCTCTTTTATACGGGTCGCGTATAGTGCGTGACCCTAATTTTTTATGGGTAAATACTCCACTCTGTAATTTGCGTGGCTTAAAACGCCTTACAACAAGCCGTTTAACTGGGGAAACATAGCCATAAACTAGCTATTATGAAGCACAAAACAGATACGTTGCTTTGTGTCCTTAACGTGTCCTAAATCTTAGAAACACACCAATTTAGCGAACTAGCGTTTTACATAATCGCAGGTAAACTATAGTATGAAACACACAAACATTACTAGACAATTTTATACCTTTATCATTCAAAGGTTGATTTACATCACTCTTGGGTAAAATGCCAAAGATATGTTTTTAACGATTGGAGTTTTATGAGTAACGAAGGTAAAAAGGTAAAAGTCCACTACGTAGGTACCCTTGATGATGGAACTAAGTTTGACTCTTCCCGCGATCGTAATGAGCCGCTAGCATTCACCTGTATGGCTGGTCAGATGATTCCTGGTTTTGACAAGGCTGTCAAAGATATGACCATCGGACAGATTGTTGATATCCATATTCCAGCAGCTGAAGCTTATGGTGAGCGCCATGAGGAGGCAGTACAGCCTGTTCCTGTAGCTCAACTTCCTGGATCGGAGAGTCTTGTTGCAGGTCAGCAGGTCACTCTAGGCACCCCTGAAGGATATCCTGTTATGGCAACAGTAGTCTCAAACGATGGCACCACCATTGTCTTTGACACCAACCATCCAATGGCTGGTAAAGACCTTAACTTTAACATTGAGCTTCTTGAGGTTGAAGAGTAATCCACTCCCCCTTTATTGGGCGAGAAGGGCGTAGATGCTTCTGGCATCTACGTCCTTCTTTTTTCCGGCTTGAATTCTCATTGCT